GGATCGCGAACCTGCGGGACCGTCCCACCATGCTGCTCCTCGGGCTGCCGGTCATCGTCACCGACCTGCTCAACTCGCTCGGCACCAAGGGGGACGTGGCGCTGGTCAACGGCGACTTCTACGCCATGGGGCTGCGGCAGGCCCTGACGGTGGAGTCGTCCATCCACGTCAAGTTCGTGCAGGACATCACCACGTACCGGTTCCTGGCGCGCGGTGGCGGCATCCCGATCCCCACGTCCACCTACGCCTACAAGACGGTGGCGGGCGTGAAGGTCGATCCGCACAGCCCGTTCGTCGTGCTGGATGTCCCCGCCAGCTCGTAAGGCGGCAAGCAGGAAGGCCAAGGCCACCGGGGCGCTCCCCCCGGTGGCCGAGGCCGTAGTGCCCCCGACGCCCGCGCCCGCCGCGGCCAAGGTCATGGCGATCCAGCCCTGCATCATTGGTGGCGTGCGGCGTGCGGCGCGGGAGGTGTTCGAGGTGCCCGCCGACCGAGTGGGCGATCTGGTGCAGTGGGGGCTGGTGCTGTCGCACCCGATGGCGTGGGCCATGGGCGCCAGCCTTAAGGCCGCGTGGGATGAGGCGGCTACGCAGATGACGCCGGGGCTGGCCACGAACGCGCTGGTCGTGGACGAGGACGGGATAGCTCGGCTGTGGGGCGGGACGGGGCGGATCTTGTCGCCCCCGGAGGTGCCCGAGCACTACACCGCGGCGGACCCGACCCCGGACGCGCTGCGCGTGCTCCAGATCACCGAGTACGATCCGGGTAGCTCGGTCTACCGCTACCATTCCGCGGCCAACACGGCCCCGGGCGTGCTGTCGGCGCTCGTGCGCTACGACTACACCAACCCGCACTGCCACTGGCGGCAGTGGGACGGGGACGCCCACCGCGTGACGGTGGAAGTGCTGGCCGCGACGGCGGACGTGATTCACTGCCACATGGACTACCGCGGTCTGTTCCAAAAGCTGCGCGTTGCCCCGACCGAGCGGCAGCGGGTGGCGGTGACCTACCACGGGAGCCTGCCCCCGGGCGACCCGCGGGTGACGTACCGCGACCGGAACACGGACGAGAAGCTGGGCAGCGTGACGTTCGGGGCGCGGCCCTACCACCACCGGCACGGGGTGGAGCATTGGCTGCCGATCCCGATGCCGGTGAAGAATTACCAGGCGCTGCGGGCGAGCGTGACGCGCTACGCGCCGCCGTGGGATGGCGGGCGGCTGCGCGTGGCGCACAGCCCGACGCGGCGCGAGATCAAGGGGACGTCGGACTTTCTCGCCGTCATGGCCTATCTGAAGGACTACGGCCTGCCCGTGGAGCCGGTGCTGATCGAGGACATGAGCCACGGCGAGGCGCTGGCGCTCAAGGCCACCTGCCACGTGGTGTTCGACAGCTTCTGGCTCGGGATGCAGGGCTCGGGGCTGGAGGGCGCGGCGATGCCCGTGGACGTTCGCGGATAGTCGCGAGGAGCTGCGCGAGGCGGTGCGGCGGCTGTGCGTTGACAGTGGCCACTACGCCGCCGAGGCGCGCCGCGTATACGATTACACCGTGGCCCACCACGACTACCCGGTCGTCGGGGCCAAGTACGCCACCATCCTGCGCGAGGCCGTCCGTGGCGCTGCCGACTAGCACCGACCTCAAGACGTACCTGCGGATCGAGACCAACGCGGAGAACGCGCTATTGGCCGCGCTGGTGGCGCGTGCGCAGGCGATGGTGGAGGGGTGGATCGACTGCCCGATCACCGCCGAGAGCCAGACCGCGGTAGACCGGGCCGAGTCGCTCGACGAGCCGGTCACTAGCCTGATCTTCCCGCGGCGGCCCATCGCGTCGGTCAGCATAACGGACAGCGAGGGCGCGACGGTCGACGCCACCACGTATACCGTATACGGGGCGTCGGGCATGATCTATGCCAAGCCGCTCACCAGCTTCTACAACGGCCCGTATACGATCACCGCGAGCTGCGGCCTGTCCCTGCGGTCGGACTATGCGCGCATCGAGCCGCTGCTGACCGAGATGATTCTGGACCTTGCCGCCGACCTGTACCAGCGCCGTACCCCGGGCGCGGCCAGCGAGAAGGCGGGCGACACCACCATTTCGTGGGACGCGAGCCGCGAGACGGTGGCGCGGGTGGTCAAGAGCCTGCGCCTGTTCCGGCTGGGGGTGGCCCAATGACCATGGTGGCGGGGCGGCTGGACCAGCGGGTGAGCCTGTGGGCACGCGAGGACGCGGGCGCGGACGGGTTCATGCGCCCGGTCTACGCCTACCAGGGCACCTTTTGGGGCCGCATCGACGCCACCAGCGACGGGCAGAACGTGGGCACCGACCCGCAGATGCACATTTCGTACCGCACCACGGCGCGGGCCACGGTGGCCGACTATGTGCCGGTGCCGCTGGCGGGGCTCGTGCGGCTGGAGGGGAACGAGACCGTCTATTGGGTGCGGGGCGTGGTGCCGCAGCGCCAGCTCCGTTCGCAGCGGCTCGACCTGGAGGCGGTGACCCCGACCGACGCGGTGGAGTTCGCGGGCTTCGAGGGATTGCCGACGCTGGACGGCGTGCATCTGGTGACCACCGACGAGTTTTCTTCCGCCTTCGACGAGGCGTTTGCCTGATGGCTGATACCCCACGTACCCTGAGCGCGCTACTCACGCTGCTGGCTGACAACACCAGCGGCAACATCACCGCGCAGATCGTGCGCGACCTCACGGTGTCGCTCTACCCGAGCCGGGGCCAGCTTGCGCTGGCAAGCGGCGGCGCGGTGGCGACCACCTTCGGCAGCAGCGGCACCTATGTGCCGGTGGCGGGAACCACCGCACTGGACACGGCGGTCTGCACGAGCTGCGTGTCCATGCCCGCCAACGGCCAACTGCGGTGGGAAAAAGCGAGCACGCACGTGCTGCTGGCCAACGCCACGCTGGAGGTGCTGCCTGCGAGCAACAACAAGCGGTACACGTTCACCTTCGCCAAGAACGGCGTGGCGATTTCGCAGCTCGCGTTTACCGCCTTCTACGGCAACCTGAGCGGCAACCCGGCGGGTGTGTTTCTGTCGGGGCTCATCCCCATCGCCGAGGACGACATCATCTCGGTGGTGGTCAAGAACGACAGCGACACGACGGCGATGACGGCTTCCGTGCTGACGCTCTCCGGCGTCGGCTTTATGACCTGACCCCGAGGGACGACGATGGCGACCTACAACAAGTTCCAGGCGTTCGTGGAGGCGCTGGCCGAGAAGGTGCACAACCTCGGCAGCGACACGCTCAAGGTCTACCTGAGCAACGCCACGCCGGACGCGGCGACCGACGCGGTGAAGGCCGACCTCGCGGAGATCAGCGCGGGGAACGGCTACACGGCGGGCGGCAACACGGCGGCGCAGACCAGCTCGTCGCAGACGGGCGGCACCTATAAGCTGGTGCTGGCCGACCCCGCCACGTGGACGGCGACGGGCGGGAGCATCGGGCCGTTCCGGTACGCCGTGCTGTACAACGACACGACGGCGAGCAAGAACCTGATTGCGTGGTGGGACTACGGGACGAGCATCACCCTGTCAGCGGGCGATACCTTCGCGGTCGACTTCGACCCGACCACGGGCGTCCTGACCATCGCGTAAGGGCTGACCTATGCCTGCGCTATCGGATCGCGTACGAGAGACCAGCACCACCACGGGGACGGGGACGTTCTCGCTGGCGGGAGCGGTCACCGGGTTCGTGTCGTTCTCGTCGGCCTTCGGCAACGGCGTGTCCGTCTACTATGTGGCGGCGCTCGGGGCCGAGTGGGAGATCGGGATCGGCACGACGGGCGCGGGCACCCTGACGCGGGACACCGTGATCGCCAGCAGCGCGGGCGGCACCACCAAGGTGACCTTTAGCGCCGGGGCCAAGGACGTGTTCTGCTCGATCCCGGCGACCGGGCTGGTGACCACGGACGATGTGGCGAGCACCAACACCGCCAACAAGGTGGTCAAGCGGGACGGCTCGGGCAATTTCGCGGCAGGCACGATCACGGCCACGCTGACGGGCAACGCCGACACCGCGACGGCGTTGCAGACGGCGCGCACGATCAACGGCGTCAGCTTCAACGGGACGGCGAACATCACGGTGGCGGCGGCGGCGGGCACGCTCACCGGAAATACCCTGGCGTCTGGCGTCACGGCGTCGAGTCTGACCAGCCTGGGCACGCTGACCAGCCTGACGGTGACGAACGCCAGCTCAGCCGCTCCGTTTGCCGTCAACAGCAACAATGCGAACGGCGTCTACTATGACCTCACCAACGCACAGAACAGCGGCAGCTTCCGGCTGGCTGTCTATGGAACAACGGCTTTTGGAGTGACTGCGCTCGTAAGCCGTGCAGCCGTTGAAGGTACGACCCCAAACGGGCTGGTTATCGGTGCGGTTACCACTGGCGCAAACGGTGGGCCGATTGAGTTCCACACAGGGTTCCGCGTTGTTCGCTGGAGCATCGGCGCAAGCACGGGGCATTTCCTTGCAGGCACCGATAACACCTACGACATCGGCGCGAGCGGGGCCACGCGACCGCGTGACCTGTATCTCGGGCGCAACATGGTGGGCGGCGGCTGGGTGCGCGCCGGGGCAGTGTCGGCGGGTGCGGCGTCCACCACCACGTTCGGCAGCACGACCAGCACCACCGTGGGCGCGACCGGCGCCGCCTCGGCGCTGCCCGCCAACCCGCTGGGCTACCTCGTGGCGCACGTCGGCACCACCGAGGTCCGTATCCCCTACTACAACGCCTGACACCATGCCCGCCCCCGTCGTCATCAACACCGCCGCCGTGCAGTATGCGCAGGGCAAGACCGAGTGTCACTGTGTCGAGACCGTGACCGGCGTGACCGGCACCACCACGGTGTCGTTCGTCGTGGTCATCGACTCCGAGACGCTGGCCGAGGACTGGCCCGACGCCCAGCTCGAAGCCGCTGTGGCCGAGAAGCTGAACATTCCCGCCGCCGACGTGGCGGTCGCCAGTGCGCCGGTCGGCACGGTGTCCGTGGCGGCGCCTGATCTGGAGGCCGCGTGAAGGTGCCCCACGCGCTGTCCGCGGTGGAGCAGGCGCTTGTCACCGAGGTCGCCGCGTGGCTCCAGCGCACGCAGGCCGAAGCGCAGGCGAGCGCCGACGCTCGGCTCGCCCCGATCCTTGACGCGCACCAGCTCAAGGGGCAGCCGGTCACGTTCCACCACGACGGCGAGGGCTGGGTGCTGCTGGTGGACGTGGAGGACACGGCGCGGCCCACGGCGCCGCAGCTCGTGACGGACGACTTGCCGGGCGCGGTGGCGTAACATGCTGGGCTTCTACCCGCTCGCGACCGCGCCACTTTGTGCGCTCGGGTTCGCCGCGTTCTCTCTGGCGGGGGACGCGGGTGCCTACACCGCGACCGGGCAGGACGCCGGGTTTAACCGTAGCGTCACGCACGAGGCGGGCGCCTATACCCTGACGGGGCAGGCGGCGGGGATCGGCGTCTCGATCACCATGCAGGGCGGGGCGGGCACCTACACCGTGACCGGGCAGCCCGCCGCGTTCGCCCGCAGCAATGCGTCCGACGCCGGGGCCTACGCGCTGACCGGGCAGGACGCGGCGCTGCGGCGGGTGCAACTGCTGGCCGCCGACGCCGGGGCGTACAACCTGACCGGGCAGGCGGCGGCGTTCCACCTGCGCCAGCGTGGCGCTGCGGGCGCCTACCTGCTGACCGGGCAGGACGTTGGGTTTTCGTTCGGCATCACCATGCCGG